CACCTCCACGCGGTCGCCATGCCGAAGGACGAGCTACGGCAGCGGCGCGGCGACCTCTATGACCCGGAGGATGCCGGTGCGATTGTCTACCTCTGGCGCAGCGACAAGGCGCAGGTCTACCAGATTTTCGGAGCCGAGGAGGCCATGACCAAAGGCTACGGCGTGTGGGCCAAGAAGGCGAAGCTCGACAAGCTCACAAATAGCTGGAAGCCGGACACAATCCCGGCACAGCGGGCCAAAGAGGACGTAGCCCAACGCCGGGCCATAAAGATGGCGCTGAAAATTGAGTTCAGCCTGGACAGTTTGTTGGCCGCCACCCCATCCGAAGAGAGCGTAGGGTTGGAGATTCTCAGCCAACGCATCCACGACGCCGAAATGGATCAGGCGCTGCCCGCGGCTCGGCACTATGTGGTCGAGGAGGATGGCGATATTCTGTTTGAGCCATCTGACGCCAATGCCACCCATCGGCGCAACAAGATGCCGGAACCGGAGCCGGACGACGGCATGGACGATGCGCCATCGCCGGAAGACGTGGCCGTCTCCGAGTTGACGGGCCAGCCGTTCAAGGTGATCTACGCGTGGGGCGTCAGTTGCGGCGGCTGCGTCAACGAGTTCGAGGCGAAAAATAGTTGGGCCAAGATCCGCGACGCGCACAGCGGTCTCAGCCCGCAGACCGGGCCGGCCATCCTGCGCGAGTACGTGCGTCACCAGTTAGCGAAAGCCGCAGCGCACACGACGCAGCCCGCAGAGACGCACGCCAACGGTGTCGCCGTCGCCGCCTGAGCTGCACGCAATCGGGGCCGTCCTACGGGGCGGCCCTTTTCCCCTGGGAGAAGGAACGAGCGATGATTGACTTAGCGGGTTATGCAAAGGCTTTATGTATGCTACCCCAACAGTTCGACCAGATATTGGAGATATTGCAGTCGTGGCAGCCGGTGGCGGAGGCTGACTATCATCATCCTGACGGTCTGACCATGCTGCACGTGGAGGGCGAGTATCTAGCCATTAGTCATTGTGACGGCAATGGAACCTGGCGTCGCAACACCATCAGATTGCCTGGTCATTGGTGTCTCTGCGAGCGCAAGCCATGACCACCGCCGGGCCGCGCCCCGTGACGCGGCACAGAGGAGAAAAATCACATGAAAACCTATACCGTAGACGAGCTTGCCGAGATTTTGCGCCTGCACCAACTGTATCTCGACGGCCATATCGATGGCAAGAAAGCCGATCTCAGCTATAGCAATCTCAGCTATAGCAATCTCAGCTATAGCAATCTCCGCTATAGCAATCTCAGCTATAGCGATCTCCGCGGGTGCGATCTCAGCGGGTGCGATCTCAGCGGAAGCAATCTCAGCTATAGCAATCTCCGCTATAGCAATCTCAGCGGGTGCAATCTCAGTAGGTGTAATCTCATCCTGATCGGCCAGGATATTCGTGGATATTTGTTCTGGGCGACCGATGAGGATGGCTATGTCACGATCCGAGCCGGTTGCCGCCAATTTACGGGCATCGCGGCGGCGCGCGAACACTGGGAGGCGCGTCACTTGGATGATCCTGTGTTGCACGCTGATTGTCTCAGCCTGGTGCAGCGTTGCGAAACAATGGCGCAAGTGCGTGGTTGGAAACTTGAGCCGGACAATCCGGCAGAGGAGGAATGATGACCGCCCTCACTCTACACGCACATGAAATACGCCGCCTGCTCTCACACGGCAGCGTGCTGATGGTGCGGCCCGTCAAGCCGCAGCCAGAGGATTACATTGTTGGCGATCTACTCGGACAACCGCAATGGTATCTCGACGGTGATCCGGAGCACGTCTTGCGCCCGCCCTATGCGCCCGGCACGAAACATTGGGTGCGGGAGCGCTTCGCCATCGCAATCGGCGGTTTGTCCTTGGGGCTTTGGGATTGGCAAGAGTACGTCAGCGTGATTTTCCCGGAAGGAGTTGGGCCATCATTTGATCTGCGGGAGGAGCATCCCGACTATGCCAAGATTAGGATGTACGCAATGCGTAATGCACCGGCAGACTGGCGCAGCCCAGCCACGATGCCCCGATGGGCGAGCCGCTGCGATGTCATCGTGCGCGACGTGCGGGTGCGGCGTATGCGGGATGTGACCTACGCAGATTGCATAGCGGCGGGATGGGTAGATGTACCACGTCAGGAGCGGCGACCAAGCGCCCTGGGCGAACGGCCCAAAGAGAAACTTGAAATGGAATGGGCCGCCCGCTACGCCTACCGTGAGCAACCTGGGGGGGCGTATATTATACCGGAATGGGTGTGGGCCGTCACCGTCACACGCACGCCGGACAGCCCGGCAAAGGAGGTCTGATGAGTATTAGAGACATTTCCGGTAATGAACTGATAGACATGGCGCAGAATCAGTGGCAGGAACTGCGTGCCTATATCGAAGGATTGGAAAATGAGATCGCCGCCCTGCGAGCCGCACTGTCATTGGCACAGGATGATCTGGATGACGCTAATGCTGAATGCCAGATCATCAAGGATGCCAATGCTACCCTATGCACTCAACTCGGAGAATGGATGCCGGTGGAGGAGGGTATTGTGCCCTGCCCGGCTGGGCTGGATTGCAGAATCGAGATAGCAGGAGCAACACTACTGATTGGTTCTGCGTCGGGCGAATATCGGGCGGATGCTATCATGCCGGATGGCTACGCGTTTTGCCGCCGCACCACGCCGGACAGCCCGGATTAGCCCCATCCCGCCCGTTCGTGCTATGCTCATTCCGAAAGTATTCGCCGATTGAATATCACGCGAATGAGCAAGACCAATGCCCACCTTACCCTCGCTCCAACCTGACAACCGTTGGCGCATTGCAATCCTCAAGCCGGAGGTCGGCCTGGTCGCCGCCAATGCTGAGGTATCCGCCATCATCACGACCGGACTGGTGGTGGACCTCATTCAAGGCGCATTGACACCTGCCGAGGTGAGCGCCCGCCTGGAGACGACGACGGCGAATGTGCTGGTCATCATCAGCCACGGGTTTGAGCGCGGCATCTTGCTCAGTCGTCACATTTCGGTTGAGCCGATAGCGGAGCTTCGTGATGACGGCCTATTCGACCTAGCCGATCTCCCCGCCGCTACACGTGATAAATTCGATCTCGTACTCCTCAACACCTGTAACTCAGACAAGGCCGCACGCAACCTGCAAAACGTGATGCGCGCGGGCATCATCTGCACGACGCTGGCCGTCGACGACGCCGAAGCTGCCGCGTTTGGCGGGCGGTTCACACGTTACCTAGCGCAGTCTAATGATCCGGAGTGGGCTTATGCGATGGCGCGACCCGGCAACAACGATAGTTACATGTATCTGGCCTCCGTGCCGGATTTTTTAGCGACGCATCCGATTATCCGCGAGACACCGATATTATGAGTGACGTCAAATTGGTGTCTCAAAATGAGGGGATTTACCGGCTGCTCATGGAGATCAATAACCGGATAGCGGGAGTGGAGAGCGCGCAGAAAAATTTCGCCGTGAATTTGGGGGAGTTGCAGGCGGAATTCGAGAGCTACAAAATTTGGACGCAGCGGATGCTCTATAGCGTGGTGGTGCTGATGATAATCGGCGCGCTGATCCTATTGGTGCTCATCATCATTGGAAGGATATGACAATTCGCATAACCAATCCATGGGCGCCGCCGTCGAACCGGGGCGGCTTGCGCCGCCTGCGCCGATGCAGACAAGCTTTTGACAGGTTAATGACAGGTGTTTGATCGACTGCCCGACCGCATGGCGGGATATGCTACCTATGAACTGGCACAACTGCTTGCCAAACTATCGACTCGACAGCGCGCGGCCATCGACCGCATTGTGCAGCATATCTTCATCGACAACCGACCCTGGGCCGAACTATTCCGCGGCGAGGATCGCATTTGCCCGGAAGCCAATTACTACCGTCGCGGGCGGCTGGACCCGGAGACCGGCGAATATGCGCGGGGGCACAAACCCGGCTGGGGCCACGACCCCGACTTCCAGGCGGCGCTGGCGGAGGCCGTCAAGCTGGCGCTGGGCAGCCAGGAGCGCGAACGCCTGCATTGGCTGCAACGGGCCAAGCGCCGGGCCGAGGAACGCGCCGAAGCCGCGGTCGATACGTGGGTGGATGTGATGCGCGAGTCTATGGACGATAAGGCGCGCAACGACGCGGCGGGACGGGTGATCGACCTGGCCTTCAAGGGCAGCGGCGACACCACGGACACCAGCGCGCGCGAGGAGGCGGATTGGTGGGCCGCGGCGGGGGGTGAGGATGGCTAAGTTTCGCAAGAAGCCGATAGTGATAGAAGCATGGCAGTTCACCGAGGAAACAAAAAACCAGGTGTTCAACAATATCACTTCAATCATTACGCGGATTTCGATGCTGACGGCAATTCAGGTGTCGCCAGTGAATTCTATCCCTGCAAAGACGAAGTATTTCGTGCGACCTATGAGGCCGTGACCGACTGATGACTAGCCGCGTGGCCGCCTTCCGCAGCTACCAGTCCGACATGCACCTGTTTAGCCGCGACGTGATCGGCCTGCCGCTATACCCCTACCAGGTGGAATGGGCGAACTATGTAGCGGCGGTGGTCGCCGAGCGACGCACGGAAACGATTGTGGTGGAGATGCCTAGGCAGTCCGGTAAGAACGAAACATCGGCGCAGGTGGAGGTGGCCTTGCTGGCGCGCCACGGGCGGCGCGGCGGAAATATCGTGAAAACGGCTCCTGTTTGGAAACCTCAAATCGTCAACTCGAAGGAACGCTTCGAGGCGCGCGCGGCCGCGGCCCAGCGGCGGTTGCCCTTCCTGGCGTTCAAGCCGAGCCAGGGCTACAAGTATCGCTGCGGGCAGGCCGGGATCTCGTTCCTGAGCGCGGATCCACAGGCGTCGGTCATGGGCGACACCGCGTCGCTCCTGATGGAAGTGGACGAGGCGCAGGACGTGAACCGCGACAAGTTCAACAAAGATTTCTCGCCCATGCGCGCATCCACGGGCGCGCCGCTTATCGCCTACGGCACGACCTGGACCGACGATACACTGTTGGAAGAGTTCAAGCGCGCGGTGCTGGAAGGCCGCACGCCGGGCCGCGTCTTTCGCGTGACGCCGGAGGTGGTAGGCGAGTCCAACCCGCGCTACTGGGATTTTGTGGAGTCGGAGATTGCCCGTCTGGGCAGCCGTGACCATCCGTTCATCAAGACGCAGTACTTCCTGGAGGCGCTGCCGACGGCGGGGCGGATGCTCAAGCCGGAACACCTCGAACTGATGATCGGCGACCACGCGCGGCAGACGCAGCGCGGCAGCGAGACGCAGATCGTCGCCGGGATCGACTTCGCCGGCGCGGACGAAACCGCGACGCTGGTCTCCCTGGGCAGCCCTAGTAGCCGCGACAGCGTGGCGCTGAGCATCGGCGCGGTGGATTGGCAGGCATTGCTCGTTGGCGGCGACGGCGACGCCGGCGGCAAGTTGCTCGTGCCGCGGCTGCGGCTCTTGGCTCGTTACGAGTGGGTCAATGTCAACCCGGTCACGCTGCACAGCACGCTCTACGAAATTTTGCAGCAGCGTTGGCGCGTGGACCGCGTGCATTGCGACGCCACGGGCATCGGCGCTACGAGCACGGCGTTTCTGGCCGCGGCCATCAACAAGCCGGGCCGTGACCGCATACAGGCCGTCACCTTCGACAGCGCGTGGGCGACGCAGACCAATCTCGCGTTCCAATATCTGGCGACGATCTACGGCGGGCGGCTGCGTGACTACAAGCCGAGCTTCGATGCGCTCCAGGTGGCCGGGGCCGAAGTGCCCAACGCCGATGATGTGGACCGCCACGCCTGGTGGCAGCGTGGGCACGCCAAGCTGGAGGGTAGGCCGCAGCAGCGCGTGCGCGCGTATGTGCCGAGCAACGAAGGCCACGACGACCTATTGGTGTCCGAGATGCTCATGGTAGACGCCGGTTATAACGTGGGGCAGCCGCAGAAGATGCGGAGCGGGACGGTTGATTTTTATGGCAACTAGCAGCGTCTTCGAGCTACCGGAGTTCAAACCGTATGAGGCGCGCTGGATGACGCGGGGCCGCGACCTGCACCAATACCGGCGTTACTACTCCGGCAAAATCTACGATGACAGTGCCTTCAAACTGGCGCACAAATTGTATGCGCAGACCAAGGCGCTGCTGTCGTTCCTGGCCCGGGCCGTCGATCTCGACGTGGCGTTGGTGCCCGGCGTGATGCAGCCGTGGGAACTGGCGCAGGGCACGCCGGACGCGCAAGTGCAGGCGCAGACGACGCTCTATGAATGGTCGTCCTGGGACACCGAGGGCGACGATTGGCTGGAGGACGGCGCGACGCTGGGCGAGGCCATGCTCAAAATCGTGCCGCAGCCCGAACTCAACCGGATCGTGATGCAGCGGTTGAAGCCGGAATTGTGCCTGCTGATGAAGCACTTAGACCCGGCCACGCAGACTACCGTCGATCTCGCCCTGATTGTGGACAAGGCCGCGATGGGGCCGGACGGCAAGATTTACGAGTACGCGGAGGCCATCACGCCGGGCGAGGTGCGGACTTATTGGAACGGCGCGCCGCACGGCTACAGCGGCAATCCCGACCGATACGAAAATCCGCTCGGCTTCACGCCGGTGCTGCGCTCCAAGAACGACAGCGAGTGCCGACCCACGTTCGCCAAGGCGTTGCCGCAGATTGACAGTGTGAATGAACTGGCCTCGTACATCGGCAATATCATCGGCAAATGGGCCGAGCCACAGTGGGTCGCCGCGGGCGTGGAACAGAGCGAACTCACCAAGTCGGGTGACAACGTGTGGTTCATTCCCACGGGCGCGTCCATTGACGCGCTGCTGGCGACGGTGGACGTCGAGGGCGCGCTGGCGTTTATCCAAGCGATTAGCGCGGAGACCAAGGGCAACTTGCCCGAACTGGCCTTCGACGACCTGCGCGCCAAAGACCAGATCGCCGCGGAGACGCTCGAAATCCAACTGATCGAACTGGACGCCAAGATTTGGAAGATGCGTCGCCGCTACGACGCCGGTCTCGTCGACGCGCACCGCATGGCGGCGTTGGCGGCCACCATCTACGGAGTCCCCGATCTGGCGACGCTGTTGGCTCCACACAGCTTCGACTGGAAGCGCCCGATCCGGCCCATGAGCGAATTTGACCAAATCCGGCTGGAAGAGGCGCGGCTGAATTTGGCGCTGTTGCAGTCGGCGACCGGCGGCGACGGCATGACGCGGCTTAACGTTCCGGCAGAACCCGCGCCGGCGACTATGGAGGCATAACGTGCAGGTCAAAGCAATCCAAATTACGACCGACGAGAACGGTGACTTTGTGGGCACGCTGAGCGTCAAGACACCGGCCAAACTCTACGCGGCGCAGTGGGTAGACGGCGACCTGGTGGATGGCGTAGACGCAGTGCTGATCTGCACCCAGTTCAGCCCGCGCACGTTGGTCACGACACTATTGACGCTGACCGACGCCAACGCCGACGCGCTTTATTATCCGCAGGTGACGGCGGATGACGGCGTAGGAGCCGAGATCGCCACGGCGTTTGTGCATCCACTGGTGCATGGCGTGCTGACGCTGACGGTGAGCGACGGCGGCGACACCAAAACCGGCGCGCTGTGGCTGTATCTGGAGGAGTAGTTGCCTACCCGTCTCGCTGTCTTGGAACGCAACCAACTGTTGCTCGAATCCGCCGAAAGCCGCGCCGCGCGCGAGGTAGCCCGCGCCTACAATGCGGCGCGGCGCGAGTTGGTGGATGTGCTGATCACGCGCTGGACGGGACCGGGCACGCTCGGCCCAGGCGCGGCGGCTGACCTGTTGCGGCGGCTGGGGCTGTTGCAGAACATAGATTCGCGACTGCTGACATTGGAGCAGCAATTGGGCGTCATCCTGCGCGACAGCGTGACCAGTATGAGCGAGTTGGCGATTGAGCAGATCGGGCGCGAGTTTGCGCTGTTGCCGTCGTCGCTGCGGCCCGACCTGAGCGCGTTCAGCATGATCGACACGGCCATGATCGAGCAGGTGGTGCCGGTGGTCATGGAAGAGGTCACGGGCCTGACGACGCTGCTACGCACGCAACTGCGGCGCGAGCTACAGTCGGGTCTGACGCAAGGTGCGTCATTCCCGAACCTGGTGCGGCGGCTGATGGCGGCGACACCTACGGGCGAGGGGCCGGCGGTGTGGCGCAACGGGCAACTGAGCGCCGAGCGCATGGTGAGGCGCACGGTGATTACGGCCAACAATCGCGCCAAGCAGGGCGCACTGGAACAGGTCAACGCGCAGGGCGGCGTCAGGGTGCAAAAGCAGGCGGTCGCCAGTATCGGCAGCAAGACGACGGCGACATGCCTCCGCGTGCATGGGCAGATCCGCGACGTGGACAAGCCGTTTGACCTGACGGGTGAGCCGCGTTTTGCGCGGCAGATGATGAACCCGGCGTTCCACTGGTCATGTAGAACATCTGTTTCGATGTATCATCCGCTCTTCGAGCAAGGTGCGCTGACGACGCCCGACATGCGCGCCGCGGCCATCGCCGAACAGCATAAACGAGTTTCATAGTCTCAGTCCTAACACGCCCACGGCGGCGGGAACAGCCGGACAAATAGGGACATGAGTGAGCCAACTACGACACCAACCACGCCTACGCCAGCGGACAATGGTGGAACAGCACAACCCACGCCCACGGGGACAACGGCGCAGCCTGCGCCCGCGACGACCCCAGCGGCGGCGGCAGTCACGGAACCCTACCGCGCCTTTGCGACGCAAGGCGATCTGGACGGTTTTGTCCAGGAGCGCGTCAAGCGGGCGGAACGGTCGGCGCTGAAAAAGTTGGCGACTGAACTGGGTTTCGAGGACACCGACGAATTGAGGGATGCCCTGCAACCGCTACGGCGCGGGCAGGGGGGCGGGCAACCTGCCCAGCCCGGCACGCCGGAACCACTCGCAGGTCAAGCACCCGCGGCGGCTGCGCCAACGCAAGACGCGGCGCGGCTGACGATGGCCTTGCAGGTGGGCGCAGAATTGAACTTACCCGCGGCCTTGATTGCCCGACTGCAAGGGGACACGCTGGAGGCCATGAAAGCCGACGCGCAGAACCTACTGAGTCTCATGGGCAGCGGCACGCGGGGACCGGGCATTCCGCCCGTACCGGGGGGCAACCCGCCCGTGACCATCACGACGGCGCAATTACAGGACCCGAAGTGGGTGCGCGAGCACCAGGCGGAAATCCAGTTGGCGTCGCGTGAAGGTCGCATTGTACGCAGCTAATGCGCCGGACACCCCGGCGCAGGGAGTACCTAGATGGCAAACATCACTGTAACCGAGGCCGCCAATTTCATCCCGGAAATTTGGGCGGCCAATGCGCTGGGGGCGCTCAAGGCCAACACGGTCATGGCGCGCCTGGTGAACCGCAATTTCGAGCCGGAGATCGCCAACCAAGGCGATATCATTCATATCCCGCAGCGGGGCGCGTTGAGCGTCAACACCAAGACGGCCAACGCGGTCGTCACGTTGCAGACGCCTTCCGCCACCAAAGTGGACTTGACGCTCAACCAGCACAAAGAGGTTTCGTTCATCGTCGAGGACATTGCCGCGGCGCAGGCCAACCAGGACATCATCGGCGGCTATGTGCGCGACGCGATGATGGCATTGGCGGAGGACATCGATTCCGCGCTGCTGACGCTGTACTCCAGCTTCAGCGCCACGCCCATCGACGCCACGGCGGGGTCGGGCGGGATCGACGCCTCCACCGTGACCGAGGCGCGGCGCGTATTGAACGCGGCCAAAGTGCCGCAGGAGGGACGCGTCATCGTCTGGCACGAGGACGCCGAAGCAGAATTGCTGGAGGTCGAGAAGTTCACTTCGAGCGATTTCGGCGACCCCGGCGACGCCGTGCGCGAGGCGGTCATCGGGCGCAAGTACGGCTTCGGCCACTTCATGGATCAGCAGACGGTGGTGGCGACCAGCGAGTGCAAGAATCTCGCCTTCCACCGCGACGCGATCGTGCTGGCGACGCGACCGCTGCCGCCGCCGCCCGCGGGCATGGGCGCGCAGTCGGCGGTAATGAATGAGGACGGGATCGGGTTGCGCGTAATCTACGCCTACAACCCGTCCTATCTGGGCGTGCAGGTCACGCTTGACATCCTCTATGGTGTAGCGATCCTGCGGAACAACCATGCGGTGGTCATCCGCAGCACGGAGGTGTGATGTGACGAACCTGTTTCGCAAGTATGGACTGATGATCACGATCATCATCGCACTGGTGGCGCTGGCTTCGCTCAATTTGGTCATGGCCCCACAAGCCCCGCCGGTCCAGGCGGCGGTGATTACGCCGGTGGCGCAGACGGGCCGCGACGGGTCGCGGCTGGCGACATTCTTCGACGTACGCGCCATCACCGCCGACACGCGTGTATGCTTCGATCTGGCCGATTTCGAGATCATGGACTTGCAGTACCAGGTCGATGCAACCGACGCCAATACGACCACGGTCAAAGTGCAACAGACCAACATCGACCCGACCAGCGGGCCGTTCAACGACGGCGTGACGGTGGCAACGGTGGTCAGTACGGACGCCAATACGATGTTGCAGACCGGGCTGTTCGGGCGCTGGAACTGCGTCTATGCCGACGTGACGAACACCAATCCGGTCACGCTGACGATCATCGGCGTGGCGAAATAACGAGCCTCTCCTCAATCTTCCTTTCCTTCTGTGTGCGGGGTGGGTGGTTTTGCGACGGGCCACCCACCCCGGAGGGAGACAAGACTATGCCGATTCGACGCTGTGAAGAGACCGGCAAACCCGGTTTCAAGTGGGGCGAACAGGGAAAGTGTTATGTCTATACGTCCGGCGACGCGGCGAGCATCCGCGCCGCCAAAGAGAAATGTCTGCAACAGGCGGTCGCGATGGGCGAGATGAGCAACGAACAGATGCGGCAACAGATGGCGCAGAGACCTAGATAATCCGGCAGGGCCGGAGGGAGCAAAATCGAGATGGCCCACATTTTTAACAAATTTGGCGTGATGCACACGATTCCCGACGACATGCCGCTGCCCCCTGGGGCGCGCAAGGCAACGAAAGACGAGATCACGGCGTGGAAAGCCGCCGACGCCAAAGCCAAAGCCGGTATTCTCGCGGCGAAGCAGGCGACGGCGGCAAGGCGGGCGCAGTTGGTGGTCGTGAGCGCGCCCGCGGCGGAACCGTCTAGCCCATCGGCCTTCTCCAAGACGCCCGGCGACAACAAGCCGAAGGGTCCCAAGCATGACGAATCTCCTGCGTAATAGCGACTTCAGTCGTGGCCTCTACGAATGGACGGGCACGGGCACGATCAGCCGCACCGTCGGCTATCCGCGCCTGAACGCGGCGCGCCTGGCCGTGGGACAATCGTTGAGCCAGGCGCAGGGTGTCAGCGAACAGGTCCTGCACACGCTGCACTATTTCTACCAGGTGGCGACGGGCGCGACGTTGACCGTGGCCTATGGCGACGTGACGGCGACGCACACGGGCGCGCCGCTGGACGTGTGGCGCGAGGGCGTGCTGGCGTTTGCGCCGGAGGTGGGCGGCGGCAACGAGAGCGTAGAGATCAGCGCGGTGGGTGGCGTGTGTTATGTGGACACGATCACGCTGTTGTCCGGCGGGCTGCCGGTGAGCCGGGCCGCGGTCGCCGCCACGGTCGCCGATTTGATCGCCGCCTTTGCGACCGACGCCTCTCTGGTGACGACAGCCAACGCCGACGGGCCGGAAGGCGACTATAGCGCGGCGGTGGATGAGGCGTTGCGGGCCATCGGCGCGATGACGCAATGGGGCGACCCGGACGTGACGCTGGTCTTGCCCGGGCAGGTCAACGATCTGATGGAGGGCGTCAAGCAGGCCATGTTACAACGGCTGCGCGCCACGTATGCGTTGGATGTGGATGTGACGCTGGGGCCGCGGTCGGAGCGCCGCAGCCAGATCGCCGGCAGCATCGACGAGATGCTGGCCGGGGCGGGCAGCGACCGGCGCATCAAGGTCGGCAAGCTGACGCATGGGGAGTGGAGGAAATAGCGCCGGGAGGCGCTCGTACCGATGACACATCCGTTCACGACGATTCAGGCTTCGACCAAGAGGAATCAGGCCGGGACAGGCGGCGTGACGGGCGCGGCGGTCGCGTACCTGACCAGCCTCGCCGTGACCCCGCTGTGGCCGCTACGCCCGGAGACCGTCGAGAGTCTGGGCATCTCCAGCCCACGCGAATATCTGGAATGTTACCACGTGCCTACGAGCGACACGCTGCCCGACGTGCGCGAACGCGATATCCTCGTGCATGGCGGCGCGGAGTACATCATCGACCACGTGGCCGAGTGGCCGGACCTTAGCGGCGGTGTGCCGAGTTTGCAGATCGTTGTACAACAGATCAAGACGGCCTGGCCGACGGTGGAGGCATAGCGATGACGATCACACGGCGCTGGCAGTCTGGGTGGGAACTCAATACGGTGGCGGAATGGCGCGCCGAAATAACGCGCACCAATGTACCGGACATTAGCAGTATTAAAGCCTACACCGGGACCTATAGTCTCAGAAATTTTTCAACGAGTGAACAGAGTTCCATCGGTGCAACATTTCCTTCAACCACACAAATTGCTGCACATCTATTTTTCAATCATTCCGGCGTTAATACCGGTGTGGGCGATTATGCGATAATTTTCCTTTGGACTTCGACCGCGGGCAATCTCAATTACATCCGCTGGAACGGCAACAGCGGCAACCTCGAATTGGTCCTGAATAATGTCGTCGTTGCGACCATATCCGCCGCGTCAGCAGGCATCACCAATACAGATACCTGGTATTCGGCGGGTCTCCGAGTCTTTGCCAATGGCAGTACAGGTTATGTCAATTTTTATATTGATGGCGTAAGCGTGCTTAGCGCGACCAATCAGGATACCGGGACTGGATTGACCGCGCTCTATGTGGGAGGGTCTCTAGGTGGCGCGATAGCCGGATGGAATGGCGCTGCTTATTTCGACGATTGCTATGTGGACGATACAGCAGGCGAGGCCGACAGCGCCCCCATTGCCCGGCGTTTTGTGTGGGCCATCGCCGCGGGCAATGGCACAAATAGCCAATGGTCGGGCAGCGACGGCAATAGCATAGACAATTACCTACTCGTGGACGATGTGACGCCGGATGACGATACGACGTCGGTATTCACGATGACCGTCTCACAAAAAGACACCTACGCCATCGCGGGGATCACGGTCCCCAACGGCTACACCATCGCCGCGGCCATCCCAACCGCGTTGGGCAAACGGGCGGGCAGCACCGAGCAACTCAAATTACTCGCCTTCGATGGCGCAAGCACGACGACCGGCAGCGCGCAAAATCCAAGCGCGGACTATGCGCCGGTTTGGGAGCGCATGACCACGCAACCGGACGCTTCGGCATGGAATGAAGCCGACTTCGAGGCGATGGAGTTCGGTTTCGAGAGCGACGGCGCGTTCTGACCATGACCGAAACGCGTGTCACGCAGTCCGGCAGCTACGCCGAGGCGGAAGCAACGGCACTTGCCATCACGCAGGCTGGCAGCTACGCCGAGGCGGAAGCAACGGCACTTGCCATCACGCAGGCTGGCGCTTATGCCGAACTGGTCCCGTTCCTGCTCACTGTTACTCAGGCTGGCGCGTACCTCGAATTCGAAGAAACATTGGTTCTGCTCGATGCCTCGCTGGTCAAGTTCCTGCGCGTGCAGGCGGGCAAGCAGGCGGCCTTCGACGAAGCGGTGACGCCGACCTTTGCATTGCCGGTCAAGTTCGCCTATGTCGACGGCGACGAAGAGCAAGTGGCGGTGTGGGACCCCGGCGTGTGGACACCGCTGACCATCGTCGAGCGCACGGCGCAGATGGCTACGTTCACGCTGCGCGGGGCGCTCTTCTTCGAGTTATTGCCAGTCCTGTTCAACGCCGGGTTTGACGCGATGACGTCTAGCGGGGTAGGGCCGTACACTTATGCCGCGAGCGCGCTGCCCGCCGCGGTGGGCGCGCCGATCCCATATACGTTCCGCTTCGGCGGCAACGACGCCAACCGCAACCTGGCGAGCATGGTCCAGGTGCAGGATGCCTATCTGCGGACGATGACGATGAGCGCCAACATCAACGACAAGGCGATCCTGTGTGAGAGCGAGTGGTTTGGCCGATGGGTAGACGACAATGACGGTTTTGGCTACGAGCCGGAAGCCGTCACCTTGCCGCCCGGCCTGGCGATGGTGCAGGGATTGCGCTCCACGCTGGCGGTGCAGGACGCAGGCGCAGCGGGGGGCGCATTCGACGCTTTGAGCGCGTTTGACTGTTCCATACTCGAATGGACCTTCACACTCGATACGGGACTGCGTCCGGCCTGGGCGGGCGACGGCAATGCGCTGACCTACTGCGGAGCGCGGCACGAATGGCCGGGGGCGCAGTTTGCGGCGCACATGCGGACGGACCTGACCAATTATGCGGTGACAAAGGTCAAGGCGAATCTGCGCCAGTTTCAGGAGCTGCGTCTAAGTTTCTTCGGCGACGCGGGGCGACAAGCAATCTTCAGCATGACGGGCCGTTGGTTGCCGCACTTCCCGGCCCATGACCGCAGCCGCAACGAGGTCGTGATGAAGCCGGCGTTTCAGGTGGCGACGCCACATACGCAGACCACCACGCCGCATTGGTTGTCGTGGCAGTTCGATACGCAATGGGGTGACGCTTGAACGCATTTCGCGCGGGGATCGTGGATAGCGCCAGCATCCGTGATCTAGAAGCGTTGCAGGAAGAACTTCAGCGGCTGCTCATGGAGGTGGATCCGGCGCGGGGTTTGCGCGATACGATGACGCTGGCGGTCGGCATGTTGCACCGTTATGCCGCGGGCGTGGTCCACGTGAACACCGGGCGACTCAAAAATAGCCTATTTTGGGACGTGACGGCCGCGGGCGGCGCACGCGTAACGGGCGTCATGGGGACCAATGTGGAATACAGCATCTTCGAGAACGCCCGCGGCGGGTCGCACGCGTTCATGGACCGCACCGAACGCGAGGAGGGCCGCAAGGTGGCGGAACTATTCGGCGTGCGGATCAGCGGAGGACGGGCCACATGACCACACTCACCAGCCGCAAGACGGCGCGCGAGAAGTTGGCAACTATTCTCGACACGATCACCGGCCCGACCGTCTATGACCACGAACCAAAAGATTTTGGCGGGCTGTCACCGGTGATCACCGTGCACGGAGCGGGCAGCCGCACTGAGTTCCCGGACTATGCGCGCGAGTTCCACCGCTTTTGGCTGACCTGGTACTGGCGGCGCGACGACCCGGCGTTGACGGAAGACTATGTGGACGATCTTGCCAAGTCCGTGCGTCAGAAGTTGCTCGACAATGCGGCGGTGGCGAACTATTGGCAGGACCTGGAGTTCGACGAAGAGTACAGCGAAGCGGCCTACCTGATCCTGGATGGCGTGCAGTATCGCTCGGAACGGATGCGCGTGACCGTCTACAGCGTCTGCGACAACAGTTAGGAGACGTAAAGCATGAGCACATCGGTAAAATTTCTCAAGGCCGAGGCGGGCAAGCAGACGGCATTCGGCACGCCGGTCAGCCCGGACTTCAAGCTGCCGTTCACGGGCGCGTATACTGATGCCCAAGAGGAGCAGGTCGCCGAGTGGGATGCCGGTTTCTGGACGCCCACGGCCATTGTCGAGAAGACGGCGGACATGGCGACGATCAGTCTGAGCGGAGCCATGTTTTTTGAGTTGCTGCCGGTGTTTCTCAGCGCGGGCTTCGGCGACCTGACGCCGGGCGGCGCGGGTCCCTATGACTACGACGACGAACTGGACCCGGCGGCGGTGGGCGCGCCGATCCCGTATACGTTCCTGCTAGGTGGCAACGAGGCGCTGGGTGGGACTGGCCCGGCGGTCAAAATTCAGGATGCCTATCTGCGTACTATGAGCTTGTCGTTCAGCATCTCCAACCGGCAGGTGACGGTGCAGAGCGAATGGTTTGGCCTGAGCGTCAACGACAACGCGGGCGCGGGCTTTGCCTTTATCGGTGCGGCGCTACCCACGAGTTTGGGCATGATGAAGGGGCTGCTGGCCGCGCTCGATATTCAAGACGCGGCGACGAGCGGCGGTGACTTCGCGACGATGACGGCGTTCGAGTGCAGTTTGCTCGACTGGACGCTCAACATCGACACGGGGCTGCGGCCCAAGTGGGCGGCGGAGGAAAACGCGCTCACCTACTGCGGCTACTACCACGAGGTTCCCGCCGTCACGTTCACGCCGACGATTCGCACCGACAGCACCAATTATGCGCTGGTCAAGGCGAAGGCTAATGCACGCACGTTCCAGGAGTTGATGTTGACCCTGAACGGCGATGCTTCGCGCCAGGTGAAATGGCAGATGACCGGCAGGTTCCTGCCCAACTTCACGGCGCATGGGCGCGCGAACAATGAGGTTGTGATGAGTCCGACCTTCCGGGCGGAAACTCCATATACTCAGACCACCACGCCGCACATGTTCGGCTGGGAGCTTGACACGCTCTGGAGCCACACCTAATGGATCTAACCCACACCACGCAATGCGACATGCCCGGCTTCGAGGCCGTCACGATCACGTTCAACCTGATGGCGACCGGCGATCAGACCGATCTCTTTATCCGCAAGATGGGCGGCGACGGCAGCTATGCCGCAGTTGTGGCCGCGGTCGATGGCTGGCCCAAAGAGTTCGGCCCCGACCCATGGGGGCCGGATGCGCCGGTCGTCTTTCGTGCCTGGGCCGCGCGCAAAGGCTGGGGCCAGGCCATGCGGGAATGGTTAGAGTCCCCAAACTGATCGACGGCGTGGATGCCTTCCACGCCGCCTACGCCACGGGCCGGATCGTCTCGGCCCCGGACGAATACATGGACCTGATTCTGATTCCGGCCATCCTCCATACGCCGACCGTCACGCTGTGGGCCATGCCCCCGGCGATGCAGGCAATGACGCGCGACCTGCTGCTGCGCTACATCGCGGGCGGCTGGGCGGGCAATTTGCAGGTAGTGAAACGCGACCATGCCTAACTACAAAATCGGGATCGATGTCGAGGCCGACGACAGCGCCAGCGGCAAGCTCAAAGATGTGGCCGGGGCCGCCGACAGCCTAGATAAATCATTCGCTGCTTCGGATAAGGGCGCGGGCGGCCTGGGCGCGGCCTTGGGCGAGCTGATCAACCCGGCGACGTTGGCGACCGGCGCGGTGACGGCGCTGGGCGCGGCCGCGGTGGCGACGGCGGTGCACGCGATGGATCTGGCCGGGCAGGTCGAGCAATCCACCGCCAAGATGAGCACACAACTCAACCTGACGACCGAGCAGGCCGCCGGGTTTGAGGAGATCATGCGCTCGATTTACGCCAATAATTACGGGACGAGCTTCGAGGACATCAGCGCGAGTCTGACCGAGACGGAACGGGCGTTTGCGCGCGTGGGCGGGACGGAGACGCAGGAGCAACTAGAGGCCGTCACCATCAAGGCGCTGTCCTTGCGCGACGCCTTTGGCACCGACGTTAACGAGAGCGTCAACGCCGCGGTCACGCTCATGGAGAGCTTCGGGATTACCAGCGACGAGGCGTTCAACCTGATCACCGCGGGCTATCAGCGCGGGCTGGACAGCAGCGGCGACTTCCTGGACACCATCGGCGAGTATTCGGTGCAGTTCGCCCAGGGCGGCGCGGACGCCGGGCAATTTTTCTCCATCATCGAATCGGGGATGCAGGGCGGCATGTTGGGGACGGACAAAGCTGCCGATGCGTTCAAGGAGTTCGGCATCCGGATCGTGGACGATTCGGAGAGCACCAAAACGGCGCTGGCGGGCATCGGCATCTCTTATGATACGCTGCGCGCCGGGTTCGCCGACGGGTCGATCACGACCGTCGATGCCATGCAGACGGTCATCGACAAGATCAACGAAATCGAGGACCCGATTGAGCGCAACAAAATCGGCATGGCATTGTTTGGCACGCAGTGGGAGGACCTGACCGATCAGGTCGTGACCTCCATTGATACGCAAAAAACCAAACTGGGCGAACTGGAGGGAGCGTCGGCTAGTCTGGAAAAACAATACGATACCAACCAGGCCAAGATCGAGGCGGCCACGCGGCAATGGGAAAACGCGTTGGTGGATGTGGGCAAAGAATTCAATCTACTGACGACTGAGGCGCTGCCTGCGCTGGCCTGGGCGGTGGAGAACATCGTCGTGCCCGCCATCGAGACGCTGACGACGTTTCTGCAACTGGTCAAGGCGGGCGCATCCTTCGACCTCAATACGCTTATCGGCGCAGGCATGGCCGTGGGCTTTCGCAACAACGTGGAGACGCAGCCCGATCTGGCCGTGGTCAATCCGGCCAACACCGGCGGCAACGGTCGCCCGGCGGGCTGGGTGGGCGCATGGACGCCACAACCGTCCGAGATGCAAGTTAACGTCTACGTGGAACGCGGCGACCCGACCACGGTGCAGAACGCGACCGAGATCGGCGTCAATCAGGCCATGAGCGCGCGGGGGCAATAGGCCATGCCGTACAAGATCAGTGAATTCGACGGACTGAGTCTCCCGGAGTTTCTTGCCCGCGGCGACACGCAGAGCATGGGGACCGGCGTGGCCGTGGCCGATTTCGTGCGGATGCCCGGCGGCGGCTTCTGGGACAACTATGGCGACTCGGTAAGCCCGCGCGAATTGGACGCTATCACCAAACGTTGCGCGCTCTATGCGGGCGCGACCTCGGTACGGGTGCAGGTGGAGGCGTTGCGGGCCAAGCTGGGCGTGCGCGGCGTGCTGGAGGTCCTCTGGCACGATGGCGAGGTGCGCTGGCAGTATGCGCGACTGACGCGGGTGCATTACCCGCGACCCTTCGACGCCCGGCTGACCCATATCCCGGTCGATCTGACCTTTATGCCGGCGGCGGGGACTTGGTACGATGAGGATGTGACCGTGGATGTGACCACCTTCGCGGGCAGCAGTTTTGCCGAGACGGTGGTCGTCGCCAACGCGGGCAACGCCGACGTGGTAGACGCTCAAATCGAATATGAATCGCCGGTGGCCGCCGCGCTCGAACTGACGCTCAACAATCGCACCACCAGCCAGATCATCACGCTCACCGTGGCGGGCGTCGCCATCGGCGATATTTTGGTCGTAGACATCGGCAAGCGGACCGCGCGCGTGCACCGCGCTCCCACAGCCATTAACACGGTCACACGCACGGGCAATGTAATCACGGTCAACACGACGCCCACCGCGCACGGTCTCAGCGTCGCCGACGAGGTGACAGTCATCGGGACCGCCGACTACGACGGCTTTTATACCGTCGCCACCGTACCCGACACCGAGACGATCACCGTCGCCGCCGACCCGGCGGTGCGCCAGCCCTATGGCCCGGAATCGCCCGCGGCGGCGACATTGGCCGAGGTGAATAATCTCTATGGCGATGCCGATTTTTCGGATGCGGCGAATTGGATGGCGCTGGCGCCGGGCAACAATTCGATCTACGTGACCGCCGACCAGGACCTGGACGGCGGCGTGCTGACCTTCACCTTCTACCCCACCTACGCTTAACTTATGTCAAACGATAACATCCTCGTCAATACTCGTACATTGCTGGGGGTCACGACTGGCCCCGGGCCGCTGACCAGTTGCCAGTCGCTGACCTGGACCTATCGCCGCGATGCGGCCGGCGAATGGAGCGCGGTCTTTGCCGCGTCCGATCCGGACCTGACGCGCATCAGCCTCAAAAACACCGACCTGCGCTTTTTCGTCGGCGGCGTCCATGCGATGACCGGGCCGGTGGAGCGCGTGCGCCGGTCCATCGACGGGCGCGGGCGGCGGACGGTGATCTACGGCGGGCGCGACATGCTGGGCGAATTGGCGGAGAATAGCGTCCATACCCTAGAACTGTCCGACGGCGCGGGCGCGGGGGTGGATGACGCGCACTTGCAGATCATCGCCGCGCAGAACAGCGCCAACCGCACGTGGGGGTCAGCGGGTTACGCCACAACACTGACCAACGTCTACAAGCGATTCGCCGGCGAAACGGCGCTGGCCGCGCTGATCAAGGTCGCCAATGAGATTGGCGAACACTTCCGGGCCGATACCGGCGGCGACCGCAATCTGGCGTGGACGCGGCTGGACACACCCGACGCGCCGGTGCGTCTGGTGGAGGACGGCGGTGCCCTGCTGCATCAAAACGAGCAGGTCTGCGTGATCGAGTCGCTGGTCGTCGAAGAGGATGCCGAGCGGATGATGAATCGCATCTATCCGTTTGGCGCGGGCAACGCCGACGCCCGGCTCGATCTGAGCGCGTGCACACGCGTCGCGCCAACCGGCTACACGCTCAACACGGCGAGCAATTACATCCAGTTCGATGCCGGTCTGATCTTCGGCATCCAACGCGAGTTGGAGATCGAATTCAAGGACATCGGCAATATCGAGAATACCGACGCCGACCTGGAGACCGCGGCCAACGCATTGTTCGACGCCGCGCTGACCTATTTGCAACGCAACTCCGACCCGCAGTATCTGCGCCACTACCGGCTGACTGTGCGCGACCTGCCGGACGAGGTGGTGGTCGGCATGAAGATTCCGGTCCATTTCCAGGCGCAGGGGGAGTTGATCGACCAGGAGTTGATCATCACCGAGATCACACGCACGGTGGACGGCAGCGGACGCCAACCGACGCGGCTGATCGTGGTCCCGTATGACTGGTATGAGATGAGCGAGGCCGGGCGCATCGCGCAGGGAATCGAGCGCGCCAGGACGTATAGCAGCCATCCACAGGTCGGGCACAACTCCAATGATGTTACATTCCGGCTATTCGTCGGCGAAGATCAGGCCGACGATAAAGCCGAGGCGCGCTGGTGGTTCGGCGATGAAGTCATTCGTATCCGGCGCATGTTGATGCGATTTGTGCTCAATCCATTGGTGACGTTTGCCAGCACAGTCGGCGGCGCGACCATCACCAGCGAATCCGGCGGCGGCGCGACCGAAACCAGCACGGTCTATGCGCCGACCGACAGCCATAGCCATGCGCTCAGCATCAAGCGCACCGATACGCCGGTGGGCTATCTGCTTTATGTGGATGACACCGAGGGATTGCAGATCGACGACGGCGGCAGCGGCGTGGTCGAGCAGGGCGTCACCACCGCGGAAGAGGTCGGGTTAAATCACGACCACGACGTAGACATTCCGGCGCACACCCACGACGTAGACATTTCAGGTGCGGTATCCAATGCGTTCGGCCTCTATCGTGAGACGGCACTCAATACGTTTGACATCGACGACCTGGAATTTCGCGTAAACGCGCTCAGTTGGGCCGATCTGAATACGGCTGATGCGGTGGGGGGCGGTTGGTACGCCATTGACATCACCGCGCTGGTGAGCAACACCGATACGCGTCGTCCGCTTGAGGAGACCAACACGATTGAGGTGCGGCGCAAGACGACCGGCGCGACCGGCAAGACGGCCATGCTCGATGTGACGCTCAATGTAGTGGCGGAGATTCAGAGCAAAAATGGGGGTGCGACAGGTGCGGGTGGCGGCGGCGGCGGAACTCCTGCCGTCATCGACCACGGGACCTTAATCGGCCTGGCCGACGATGACCACTCACAGTATCACAACGATACGCGGGCCGATACATGGCTGGAAACCAAAAATGCCAGCGACATCAATATCCAAATCGGCGGCACGCCCACGCGCGACGATCTCCAGGACTACATTGACACAACGGGTAGCAAAGGCCGCATCGACGGCGGCGTAATTAGCGATGCGGGCGGCGAGACTATCGACGTAACCGCGGGCGAAGGGTATCTGCGCGCCACCGATGATGAGACCGCGCCGCTGCTGCTCGTCGAATGGTCCGCGGCTTTGGGTCTGGCAATCCCGACCGATGATGCCCGTTATGTCTATGTGGAATATAACGCCGGGACACCGCAGGTAGTACTGCGAACTAGTGTTACCGATAGCGAAGATGAGTTTATTCTCGGCTACGTCGTCAACGAGGCGAGCAGTCTGGACCTATTCCCACTCGGCAACACGCTGTTAGGTGGCGTGCGTCATTTGCAGCGTATGGTCAGTCGGGCATTTGGCATCCTGCGTAGTTCCGTAGACGGCGGAATCCAGCTAGGCGAGACTGGCACGCGTAATGTGACCGTCACAGCGGGCGTATTTTATCTGGGCGTGTTGGAATTTGCGGTTGGTGCGTTTGATACCAGCGTCGCAGATACGTTTGTTGCATACTATCGTGATGGCGTGGGCGGTTTTACCAAAGTCACGGCGCAGACGCAATGGGATAATGACAGCTATGATGACGGCTCCGGCGTGCTGGCGACAATGACGGTCAATCGCTATGGTGTGCTGTGGGTATACGAAGAACTTGACGGCAATGTCGTCATGCTATACGGGACCAGCAACGAGCCGACGCAGACAGGCGCGAAGGACGAGACACCACCGACGAGCGTGCCGCTGCACATGCAACGTCACGCGGTACTCATTGGACGGATCATCTACCAAAAGTCGGCGGCCACCGCGACAGTTATTCAGAGCGCATTTGTTGAACAGTTTGGCACGACGCCAATCACTACCTTTCTCAATCTGAGTGACACGCCAAGCAGCTATGCGGGTACAGGCGACTATCTGGCCGCGGTCAACAGTGGCGAGACGGCGCTTGAATTTGTGGAACTTGGAGCGAAGGTCGCGGCGGCGACCGAAAAGATGACGCCGATAGATGCAGACAATCTAGCATTGGCTGACAGCGCGGCATTGAATGTTCTAAAACGGCTGACCTGGGCCAACCTCAAGGCGACACTCGAAACGTATTTCGATGGCTTATATCTAGTGTTGTTGGGCGTAGCGGGTGGACAGACATGGTATGGCGGCACGGCGGCGAGCGAAAGCGCGACTATCGAGGGCACTGCTCATGCGACAAAGGGGCCGGTTAAGCTCAACCCATCCGGCGGCGGCGTCGATGTAGGTTCACCGTCAGCGTCTCTATGGGGCACTAATTACGATGTAGTGCAGACTGGTCAGGCATCGGCCTTCGTCGGTCTTAAAACTGGTATTACCACGTACTTTTCTTCCAATGCCTACTACGACGGCACGAATTGGCGACGAAAGACAGCCAATCCCGCCAGTCTGTTTCTCACCGCCTCCGGCGCGGTCTCGTTCCTGGTGACTGCCACCGGCGCTGCCGACAGCATCATCACCTGGACTACGGCCTGGACGATGGACAATAGCGGCCAGGTCGGTAATATCACACCCGAAGACCAGATGACTATTTCGGATTTGGTCAGTACGGACGCCGCTGTTGCCAGGTTCCGCGGGAATGCGAGCTACGGCGGTGGCGTGATGTTTGAGCGCGGGACCAGTTACAGATGGTGGACCGGCATCGGCGGCGCATCAGGGACGCATGGCATACCGGCGTCGTTTTGGGGTGTTTCGGAGGCGATTACGACGCTGCGTCTGGTCATCGCCCATACGACCGGATTCATCGGCAACATGATTGCGCCGCAGGGCCAACTGCACCTCCACGATGGCACGATGGGCGGTATGTATGTCAGCAAAACCGGCATCGTGGGGTCAGCGGTGACGATTATTCCCAATGGCGCGGGAGATGTCGTGCGGGGTATCAAAATCATAGGAACGGCATATGAAACAGTAACGCCTTCGGCCTATCAGGTCGATAAATGGATTACGCCAGGGGGAAGCACAACAATCGATAGCGTTCCGGGTGGGCAAACGCTTACATTGGCGTGTGCGGCTGATGGTAGTGTGACAGTGCAACGCACGGCAGGTACTGCTACCTGGTCAGTTGGATTGCAATTAGTTTGGCTCTAGGAGATCATTTTGGCTAGTCTAACAATCACTATCGGGCCGGTCATATCCACCATCACAATCTCCAACGCCAAAGCGCAGCAACTCATCGGTTTGGCGCTTCCGGCGTGGGGCTATCCGCCGCCGCCACCGGACAATGAGGACGGCACGCCTGGCGACCCGCTGCCGGATACTCCGCAGACGCAATTGGATTGGGCGCTGCGGGAGTTGGCCGACTATTTGGTACAGACGGCCAAGCGAGCGCATCGCCAGGCGCTGGAGGCGGCGGAACAGGATGCCATCAATACGGCGGTAAATGATCTTGGGCTGTAGTGACCGTGCGGGCGTGGGTGGTGGCGGAAGCGCGCACGGCGGGTGAGATGGCGGCGCGGGCGGCGGGCGAGGGATATTTTACGACCATGCGATCCCGCTAGGGCGGGTGGGCAGCCCGATCCCGAAGTTTGACCACGGTACGGTGCCGCAATGCAGAGATTGCACGGATGCTCCGATCCATCAGGCCGGCGATCTCGCACGCCTCGTATCCCATCAACATCAGTTCCAACCAGTAATGTTGGTCTGCGGTCAGATCGTCCGCTTCCAGAATTCGCTTAAAACTGTCGGCGGCCAACGTGAGATGTTCCGGCGATGGCCCGGCATCCGGCATACAGAAGGCCTCATCGAGATCGAAGATAAAGCCAAGCTTGACAATGACGCGCGTGCGTCGACGGAAGTAGTCGATCATCAAATTATGGGCGATGCGAAACAGCCAGGCACGAGGCGCTTGGGTTGGTCCCCGGCCACGGCGGATCGCGCTGAACGCTTTGACAAAGACTTCACCAGTGAGGTCTTCGGCCAACTGGCGATGCCCGATCTTCCGCCATACCCAGCCGAGCAGTTCATCATAATAGTCAGCGATAGTTTCTCCGTCAGTCACGCGTCTGTCTCCTGCGGTTCGTACTGGTTAATGCCGTTGGTGAACATGGCGGCGCGCGCGTCCTGCGGCGTCTCAAACTCGCGCCAATCCTGCCAACGCGCGCCGAGTTCGTTGCGTCGCCATTGCGTGAGACATGGATTGTCGGGGCTGATTCGCCAGGCAATCGCGAACGGCCATCGGCAAATTTCGGTGGTCATGCCGTCAACTGTTTCTGTTCGACAGCCGTCAATTGCTTGGCAGCACGCTCACGATCGCGTCGTGCAAAAACCGACTCGCAGCCCATCACAATACCGCGCAGCGAATCAGGGCAGTATGTATCATCAATCTCGCGCAGCGTCATGCCGAACCGCTTGCGGTTGATGGCCCGCAAGTCGGCAACCGACGGCACAAACGTTGCATGGGTAGCAATCGCCTCCTTAACTACCATGTCAAGCTGCTCCGGCTCAATATCGCTTAATGCCTCGGCATAGATGGCAATCGTCTCTGCCGTCGGCTTGGCGTTCATGTACGCCCCGAACAGCCGCTTCAGAACCAGACCAATGGTCGTCATTTGATCCTCCCGGCCAATACGTCGTCGATCAATTGCGAAGTTGGACTTTGGGAAACCGGCAAATCGACCGGAATCGGCGCGCGCAGCTTGCCGATCTCCTCACGAAGCTGCGTCAGCGTGGGCCGCTGCTGGTTCTTCTCCCAACGCCAATCGTGGAACCATATTTCGACCATGAAACGGCGCACGTCATCAACGCCGTAGCCGTTATCGCTCAGGATGCGAACCGTCTGCGCGATTTGCACCTTGCGATTGTCCGTGATGATTTTGTAGTCCATGCCAACCGCCTCGCAGATAGCCGCGTACATTTCCTGCTGCGGCGTGCGCGGTTTGTCATGCGCAATGGGGCTATCGAGGAGAGGCGTATTGTCGAACGTTTGGCGGTCAGTAGCGGGCGCCGTGCTTGGCGAGGGCGAAGGAATAAACGGTTCTTCTTGCGGTTCTTGATCCGGTTCTTGATCCGGTTCTTGCGGTTCAGAGTGCGCGCATGCGCGCGTGTGTGTAGGCTCGTCATTTTGTCTACCCTGTCCGGTCAGGATGTCTACCCTAGGCGTCAGGATGTCTACCCTTAATGTGTCAGGATGTCTACCCTTAATGTCAGGATGTCTACCCTTAATGTCAGGATGTCTACCCTTAATGTCAGGATGTCTACCCTCAGACGGCCCAGGGTCGTCATTTTGTCTACCCTTGGAGTAGCCATTTTGTCTACCCTGGGCGCGTGTTGCGGGCCGAATCAAGAGCCGGTAAGTCGTAGCGTCATGTCGCCGCGCCTGGGTTTCGATCTCGATTTCGCCCGTCTCGATCAGGTTGCTAATGACGCGCGTGACGGTGCGTTCGGATAGTCCGCACTCGGTTGCGATACGCTCATGGCCGGGCCAAGCCAGACCGTCGTCGTCGGCGTAGTCGGCGAGCAGCATCATCACGGCGCGGGCGCTGCGCTTGGCTTGGCTGGATGTGCGAACAATATCTCGATAGCGCCTACCCATGATCTCGTTCTCCCCAGAAGATGATATAGAACGGGATCGGCAAATCAACCTCTTGCTCTTCAAGCCACGCGATATGCTCTTTTGTGAAATTTGGCGCTCCCCTCGCGCGCATTCCCAAGAACCAACGAAATTGCTCGACCGTCCTCGTTCCCTTGATCGAATTGCAACTACGACAAGAAGGTCTCAGATTATCGGCATCATCTGAACCGCCATATAATTTTGGCACGATGTGATCAGCCGAGAACCATCGTCTTGCAAGATCGCGATTGTGTTCACCTTGCGGTACCGGCTCGATCAACCAGCAGCCACAATACCAACAGCGACCTCCAGTTTGATTCCATATCTCCCGATTCTTCTCTCTTAGCGCCATAATGATCTGCCTTCTTGCAGCACGCTGGCGGGCATCTGCGGCATGGCTTCGATGAGCCAGTTGGGTATCGGCGTGAACGGTTCCATCCCTACACCGCCTCTCCGCCGTCCGCCGCGTCGCGGTCAAACAAATCCCCCACCTGGTCCATGACGTCCCCGTTCACGGCGGCCAAATCCGCGGCGGTCACACTCCCCACCCGACGCAAAAACCCGAACTGCCGCTGTGTCGCCAGCACGGTTTCCCCCGCGCCCGGCCACCAATAGCCGTAGCGTTCGATGATGGCGTTGAACTCCTCAATATCGTGGCCGCGTATTTTGGGCTCGTCATCGTCCATGATCAGATGACATAGCTCATGATCGAGCAGAGCGCGCCGCTGCATCGGCTCCAGGATGCGCCAGTAGTCTTTGGCGACCCAGATGATGAAGTCGTAGGGCAGGTAGGCGCGCATGTCAGCAGAGAGTTTTTTGGCCTTGCCCAGAACCGTCATGCCGTTACTGGTTGCGGCCTTGTCGCGCATGAGCAGGCCGATCCGAGCGTCGGCCAGGTCCTCGTGGTAGAGGTCGATCAGTTCACGTGCCAGGTCTATGATTTCGTCCGGCGCAGGTTGGTAATTGGCGCTCATAAGTTCCTGCTTTTCTCTTCCTGTTCCAACTCAGTTTCCAGTGCGACTATCCACGGCTGTATCTGCGCGGATAGCGTGAGTGTGCGCTCACTCAAAATCGCCACACGCACGGCCCGCAAGACGACGGCGACAGCGATCTCTTCCGCGTTGCCGTCGTGCAGATCGTCACTGATGGCCGCTAGGATGCGGGCGACAGCGACTAAGTTTCTGGGCATATTCACTCACCTTTCATTCTCCCAGGGGCCGGGCGTCATATCCCACCCGACCCCCGTCCAATAGGAGGATACTACCGCTGTAGCCGCCTTTCCGCGTCCGGTCGTGAGGCGGCCCCGTCTAGGATGACGACGTTGCAATGCTATGCTCGCCGGGACGCATAACGGGTGCGGTCTCGGAGTGAGTGGGCCGGGCGGGACTCGAACCCGCATATCGGAGTGCCAAAGATCAAGAGAAACTCACCCCGCGCGCTACCTTTTGTGCTACCGACCCAAAGCTGCCGGGTGTTTGCGGCACACCCGGCAAAGCCCCGTCGCTGGCGTTCCGCCGTCTCCTTGCAGTTCCGCATGGGTTCGACCAACTGCCCCAAGCCACGTGCGGCCCCGCGACGATCTCGTTCTGGGGCGACAACCGGCCCTGATATTTATCCGTGGTCTCCCAGGGCACATACCACAGATGACCCACGGTTAGCGCCGCCCCTTATGGGTATGAACACCCGTCGCAGAGTTGCACTGCGCCGCCGAAGCGGGGACTACCCGCGGGGTACGTTGCTAAACTCCAAACACTCGCCACGCCAGCACCAGCCCTGCGACGAAGCCGCCCGCGACCGTCGCCACCGCAGCGACAACGACATACGCGGCGACCGCCATGCCGCCGCGCGTGCTGTCGGCGTCGGCCTCCAGATAAGTCTCACGCACCCACGCACGGGCCGCGTCGTCGTTCGGCTGCACCGCGCTGTGATAGTCGCCGTCGGCGTCCCAGAGTTGCGCCAGATACGAGCCGTTTGACTGCGGCGTGATGTCAAACATAAAGCGCCTCATTCACGGCTCGCATGATGGCATCGACGCGCGGCCCAAATGTCGGTTCCGGTTCATCCATGAAAACACGCTCACTCATTTCGTTTTCCATGCGATCTACGAATCGATATTGCTCCGCCGGGTGCTCAGGCCATAAACCGACATGGAAGCAGTAGTCCATATGTGGCTGCCGCTTGCCGGAACTATAGCGGCGGAGAAATATCCAACGCGCGAATTGGATAGCCTGGAAAGACAGTCCAGGTTCGGCCTTGTGACGTTTGGAAGTGCGTTTAATACCGGGAATTGCCATCTCTACCATTCTCCTATCCGCTCCGTCCACGTCACCGCGGCAATCGCGACGGCGCAGCCGACCACGAGCCATAGCAGGGACCACGCGGCGCGGTCCATGTCAATAGTCCGTCGAGCACAAAAAGCCGCGCCCATTCTCATCTGCCCACTCGCGCGCCGATTTGGTGACTCTCTCGCCATCATCCTCGTAGAAAATCGTGATGAGATGGTCTTCGTCAATCAGATCAGGTTCATCATCCACATAGTCCGAATTGAGCGATGCCTCGCCAACGATTCCGCGCATCACGGCGCGCACGTCCGCTTCGTCAGCGGCTACGACGGTATCCGGTCCGAATTTCCATAGGTGCAGTTTTGTCATTGATACAGCCGCCTCCAGCGGCATCACACCCACCCCGCGGCCCGCTCCGCGGAGTGGCTCTCCACGAGGTCGGGCCGCAAGTCACAAAGCACCGCGATCAGCCAATGCTCAAACGCACGCTGTGTGGCATCGTCCCGAAAATAGGCGATAACCTCCGCCGTCGTTCCGCGCGAAATACACAGCATGGGCCGCTTGCGGTCGGGCCACATACCCGCAGAGAGAACGCCCAGGTCGGGCCGCTGGGTCAGGTAGAACGTGCTCATACCCACCCCGCGGCCCGCGCCGCCAGCCACAGCGCCAACCCGAACGCCGCCAGGAACCACGCGCCACGCTCGTGCCGGAGCCTAATCTCGTCGTAGCCGCGCCGTGTTGCGTCGTCCGGTGAGCAGCGCCGCGGCCAGGATGTCGCAGGCGTCCCGAAAATCTCTGTAGGTCGCATCGGTGATCTTCCCCCGTTGTCTGAGCGCCAGCCCGAAGGCGCGCAATTGATCCAACTGGTCGCCCGCGCCGAGCAGCCGCGCGGTATCGTCCTCTAACAGCTGCGTATCTTCGCAGCTATGCCCGGCCTTCGGCACGGCGCGCCTCGCTTACATCGTCCAGCGTGACCGCGCGTTGTTCGTCCACCCAGTAGGCAAGACTGACGGATACGCCACTGGCGACCGTGTTGGCGACCAGCAGCGCGGCCCAAAATAGCGGGCCGTAGGCGAGGCCCAGCGCGGCGGCCAGCAGCATCGTCACGACCGGCACGCCGACGGTCACGCCAGTTC